TGAAGTCGTCAGGGGGAACATGGTTGTATTCAACTTCTATGTTCCCCTTTGTATTTAGATATACTTTGACTTCCGATAGTACTGCTTCTGCTTCCCTCATATTTCACATACTCCAGCAGTACACGCCATCTCTTGAGATGATGTTGTGTTATCATCAAACTCAAGATACGAGGCGTAGTCAATGTCAGGTAGTTCAGCCATCAATTCTTCGTACTCTGCGGCGGTAATCTGCTCGTACGGTGCTTGCACGTAGCTGTGTGAAGCGTCTTCACGGGGAAGGAAAGCAATGCCGCATACTTCATCCCAATTCTCGTATACCCATGCACCTACCTCTGCCCACTCAATCTCACCAACGTAGATGGTGACAGACGGATTGTGATCAGTCCAGTGCTTACGATACGTCAACCAAAGATTAAGATGTTCCACTGCGCTAATGTAATTACGTGTTACTGCTTCAGGTGAAGATTGTATGGGAAAAGAGAAGACGCAGTTCTTATTATTATATACGTCTATCTCATGAGGCATACCCTTCTCTATCATCCATGACGCTAACGGGTCTGTCAGGTCTGCGCGTACTCTACGAATGTAGTGATGCGCGTATCGTGGATGAATACCACTGCCGCTGTTGACCAGTTGTGACACCGTGCCTGAAGGCTTGATGGTGGTGATGGCAGCTGACGGTTCAATGCCTAGTTCTTTTGCAATTTTTCTATTTGTGACCTTCGCTGTGTGCCTTATGTTTTGTAAAAATTTAACATCAGGACTGTACGTCAAATGGTTGTCAAAAATGCCTGTAAGAGACACACCAAGCAACCGTTCTTCTTCGCTGTTGTCTGTCCACTTCTTAGATAAATACTTGAAGTCGGTCAGTGCGGACTGATACGTACCGATAATTGTGGCAATACGCACCTTCTCTTCAATAGTCTTGTGTGTGTCATTTGGACGTACCACCACTTCACTTAGATTACAGAACTGTTTAGGACGTAATGATATTTCACCACAAGGATTAGTACCAAATACGTGTGAAGTGTCACGTTCAATTTCTCTAGCTTTGTTCACTGCTGCTACACGATTGAACAGACCACGCTCACCACTCTTTGATTCATAGATTGCAGTCCACTCTCGCAGGAACGTACCCATGTCAGGTTTAGAAGAAAACGCAATAGAGTTATTAGCATAGCTTCTATTAACATTGTCATTGAACCAACTGCCCATCTTGGCGTGGCGCATACGATCATCGCTTAGATTAGACAGACTGATCATGGCGCTTCGACGTACACCGCCTACCACCACTGCAGCTGCAACAGCGCACATTATATCATGGCATTCCAAGCTTGAAAGCTTGCGTCCCTGTGCTTTGTAGAATGCAGACGTTACAAATCTGAACAGATTGTCGAGCGGTTCAGGTCCGCTAGCGCGTCCACCAAACGTCTTCAGGCGGCTTCCTGCAGGGCGAATGCGCGACAAGTCCCATGTGGGATGTTCACCAGCGTACAATCTCATTACGAGTTGTCGAAGTCCTCTTGCCCATCCTTCTTTACTGTCAGCTACTGTAACAACTTCACTGGTGCGTGTCATGTTCTCTGGTACTTCTGGCATACGATCTACGAATTCACGTTCCACACTGTAACCTACTCCAGTGCCACACATGAGTATCATCAGAGTCTCATCAAACGCTTTCGGATCGTCAACAGTGATATAGCTGCAGTTGTACGCTGCAATGTGATTACGTTCCAGTGCGTCACCAGCCGCCATCATCGTCCTCATGGACGGCATCACCTCTTTATCCAGTATCGCCTGTTTGACATCTTTGTGCTTTGCAAGAGATGGAAACTTACCTGTCATATAGTTCCACCAACGATTTACTGTATCGTTGTACGTTTCGCGCCTGTTCTCGTCTTCAATGTACCGTGCGTATCGGCTAATGTGGATGAAGTCTTCGTAATTAGAACCCATTTGTTACCTCGACAGTATTCGATCTATCAAAGTTAAACGTAGGTTGTGTGATACTTTCATCTGTAATGCTAATAAGTTTAGCAAGATACCATTTAGCTTTGTGCAAGTCTTGCACTTTATGTTCTTTATAATTACATCTCCAAAGGTATTTAAATACGTTACCACGTAAGTACTCTTCAAACCCCTCTTTTGACATACTAGCCTGTATGGCATCTATGCATTCGATACCATGTTCGTTAAGCTTGTAGTGTTTTGGACTGTTCACATTATCCTGCATTGTCATCATCTCCACTCATATCTCGGTCTAACTTAGTTAAAAGCGACGGGAGTTTATCTTTCACATTCTTGTAGTCTTCCAGTTTGACCACTTTTCCTTCAGACGTTTTTTGTGTTTCCTTTTGGAAGTCGTCCATCAATTTGCTCAGACCCTTACTAAAGACCATTTCCAAGTCTTCGTCAAGCACCCGTAACAGACCCAATGCCATCACCTTGCAAATGGGAAACTTACCGTCTTCTGTTTCCTTGAAGTCAAATACACTAACGTTGAAATCTTCATCAGTACTTGGTTGTCTTTCTATAAGAATAAATACACCGTTAGGTTCTTTAAATACATGTTCTTGACTATCATCGTTGTTAAACAAAAGTTTAACTTTGCGAATGGCTTCTAGAACTTCATTCTCATCTATGTCATCTTCCGTCATTAATCCACCCTTTTGGCAATCTCATCACATCGTACTGAAAACCGTGCTTATCGCACCACTGCGCGTACGTTGTTTTAGATTTTTTACTTAAACGTTTTTTACTATCCATGAATATAAATCTAATATCAATATCAGGATGCTGTTTCCGAACCAATAAATGTTTAGCTCTGTCTTCTGGTGAGAACAGACCCTTTGTCTCCACGTAAAAACCTTCCTGCTCCACATAGAAGTCAGGAGTGTACGTCCTTGGATTGGGTACGAATCGTATCTTATCAGGTTCGTACGATGCTTTTATACTTCTGTCATATAAATCTCTAGCAAAGGCCGCTTCAAACCCTGACCTAAATCTTGTACCCATCACAACTCCTCTAATTCAGTTATACGCCCTGTACCGTAATCGTAGAATAACTTGGTGGCTTGGCCTGTAAGTCCACTGAATCTATTCTTTATTACTCTGGCGTATGTTGTGTGTCGTTCTACCACGCAATCAGCTTGCCCGTTACGTTCAAGACCTATCACGATGTCACTAAGTTGGCCTATACTGTGACTACCTCTAAGATCACTCAAGCTAACGTTGAGCGAGTTAGTCTCATGTGATCCACCGTTGGACGGTCTACGTAGATGCGACACCATGAACAGACAGATATCAAGTTCCTGCACAAGCGTACGCAACTTGGTCACGCAAGCATCAATAGTCTTACGCTCATCCATAGCGTTCTCTTGTGCGCTGACCAATATACTGATATGATCTAATACAATATACCTACAGTTCAAGGCGCGTACAAGATAACGAACACGCGCTATGATGTTCTCTATTGTATTGGACCCGAAGTGATCGAAGAAGAAGAAACGTTCTGAACCTAGAACTTCGTTAAACGCATTCTCATAGGCTTGATCTTCATACACTACGTCAGGAAGATGTAGTGGCTTGTTCATGTGCAAACTCATTAGGCTTTCAGCTGTAGTGCGTACGTTCTCTTCCATGAACATCAAGCCGATATTCTCGTCTGTCTTCTCATAGATATGGTATATGATTTCTCGTAGAAAACTACTCTTACCAATACCCGTACCAGCGCAGATAGTTACTAACTCACCCTTGCGTACTCCGTACGTCATACGGTTCAGACCTTCAAAGGGATAATCTACTACTGATTCCTTTGGTCCTTCTGCTAGGACTTCCCACAGATCAGAACCTGCCACGATGCCGTCAGGGGTATGTGTGTCTGCGTTCCACCAATCGCTAACAAAGTCTGTTGCTTTATTCTCCATGAGATAAGCTGAAGCGTCCTTGTAGCGAAGCTTCATGATCTTAGCTTTAGGAGACAGAACTTCTGCAATCTTTTTGGCGTTCTCAGTTCCTACTTTATCATTATCAAAACAAATAACGATATTGTCGAAACTCATAAGATAATCGTAGTTCTCTATAACGTCTTTGTGTGCGCTAGCCGCACCTGTCTTGACAGATACGCAAGGCCACTTACTGTCAAACATCTGATGTGCCGACAGGGCATCTAGTTCGCCTTCGCAGATGGTTATGTACTTACCACCCTTCTTGAACAACTGTTGCCCGAATAGCGTAGCGTCACTTATCTTTCCTTCGACAGTAAAGACTTTGTTCTTACCACGTACCTTGTTAGCTACATGTTGATTCCATTCATCGTAGTACGGATAGATATGTTTTGAAGAGTTATCTACAGTGACACCGTACTTCAAACAAGTCTCAGAAGACAGTTTACGCTTTGATAGCTCCTTGGTCTTTCCTGAAGTAAGGTTGGAGTTATTCACTACAGGGTTTTTAGCTGTGTACTCGTTAACATGCATCTCTATACCGTCCTTAATAACTGTATTACAAGAAAAACAGTACGTACCATCTTCATAGATAGATAGTGCGTCTGAACTACCGCAAGTCAAGCAAGGTTGATGTGTCTTCTTTGCCTTCGTCATAGTACCTCTTCTACATTAGGTTCTTTTACAACTTTGGTGAAATAGCGGTATCCATTAGAGTATTTAAAGACACGTAGTCCTTCACCGTCATTTGTATCCTGCCAGCATCTGTCCTTGTAATCACAGAACAGGCAATCTTTAGTAAGGATCATATTGCCACTGGCTCCATCTGGCACTGGATCAAAACAACGATCAGGCACATTCTTTCTCTTTACCATCTTCTTCAGATGTTTCACTCTATCGGAAGCGTTAATTAACATCAACTCATCTACCTGCATCATGCAGATTTCACCGCTGTTCTTGTTGATAGCGAGAAACCCGCCTTCATCAAGGTCGAGTGCTTCCATGTACGCGCTAATCTGAGAAATGTATCCAAACGGATCGTTGCTCTCAAGAGTATTTTGTTTAAATTTTTTAAAACCGTAGTCCGAAGCTGACTTGACATCTACCAACGCACCGTCAATGACGGCGTCGATATGGCCTTTCACGCCTTCTAGTTCTACTTCTTTCTGCCGGTCTTCAACATCATGCCCTGCTTCTGTTACTAAATATAATAGTAACGCTTCTAACAGATGACCGTAGAAGAAACGCATACGCAATGCTGGAGATATTTTACGAGGAACCGGATCGTTTACCTCGTACCATAGTTTACGATCAGTGCGACCAATGGCAGATAGACGTAATCGCTTCCGCTCACCTTCGTACGGTGAAAGAAACCGTTCTATCTCTTCACGTACTACAGACAGAAAATCTTCTAAATTATTCTGATCTAACTCTTCTTTACCATTAAGTATTAATTCTTCTATGTCTGTAGTTAGAGTCTTTACTGATTTCTTAGACATTGTGTCTCCTACTGTTAAAGAATGTGATAGCTACCGTCCCTCTACTATCACTGAACTACCCTCTTATAGTTCTCCCTACTATTACACTGGAAAGGTAAGGAATCGAACCTTACGCTAGGTTGCTCGACCAACCTTGTAACGTTGTCGAAAACGGTACATTAGCCGCCTTGCTTTCCATAGTGAAGATACAGTGTTTCTCCTTGTGGTGAGGGTTTACCCACTGTATCTTCCTGCCCCTCTAGCTATCGGCCTTTACTCATGATGGCCGATTAAAGTTCGTCATCACCATCGAAATCGTCAATGGTGTTAGCAGCAATGTTATCGCTACTTAGGACGAAACCATCCTCTTCCGCATCAATCTCATCGTTACCAACATACGGTGTGTAATCAACGATCATGATGGAGTTAAGTGAAGCAGAGATACCAGCTTTCTTCTGATAACGCCACTCATAAGGACTGATAGAACACTTTACGACACTACCATTACCAATCTGCATGTTCTCAGGCCAAGGATTCTTAGCTGAATCCACAACTTTAGGAACCAATTTCGTCTTGGCTGTAATGAAACTTCCCTTATCAGCCTTATCACCTTCACCGACACGGACAGAAATTCCAAGACCCTCAATGGCCTTACAATCATTCTTATCCAGATTACAGATGTCCACCTGATACTTATCAGACATACTGTTAGGTTCGAACAGGCTAGCCCACATGGCGTTACCTTTAATCACTACACGTTCTTTCATATCGTTTTCCTTCTTTCTAATGTGTTTCGGCCCAATTAAACCCTAGCTTTGCATCGGCGTTCAAGGGCAACCGTACACACAGTTTACGCCCTGCTTTCCGCATTGTCAAGTCCGCTGCTGCAATTATTTTCTCAACATCGTCCTTGTGGACTTCGAATTGCATCTCGTCATGGATGGTATTAACGAGATGCGCCTTGAGTTTGTGTTTCCGAATATGTTCATCCATGCAAATAGACCACTGCTTACATGATATGGCACCGGCACCTTGAAGTAAAGTGTTCAATGCTGCATGTTGATGACGCACTAATATCCTACGTCCATCTAAACCCAATAGTGTACCTTTCTCAGCCATAGTCTGTACCTTCGTAATCAGCTTACCCAGTGAAGGTATATTACGAAGAAAGTTACGGCGAAGTATCGCACCGTCTATAGCGGTGCCACCTACTACGCTGCCCAGCTTTTCTACACCGGCACCGTACAGAAAAGCGTAGATGAAACGTTTGCTTTCAGCCCTTGTCTCCAGACCAGCGGCTATACGGTTTAATTCGTGCGGATCACCATTCACCACTATGTCCATGTACGCCTTGTCTTGCATGTAGTGTGCTAACATACGTAGTTCTAATCCTTTTGCATCCATACCGACCATGCGGTAATTGGAGTTGGGTACAGTGAAACAAGCGCGACACTCTTTACCATACGGCTTATCGTTTGACACAATATTAGCCATGTTGGGATTAGCGTGTGTCATTCTACCAGTAACGGCACCCATGGTATACACAGTACCATGTATACGGTCATTACGATCTAGGTTTTCAAGCCACGCTTCTACTGTCTTCCATCTTGTCTCAAGCATCTTCCATTCTGCCAGCTTTCTAGCAGGTTCCGGTGCGCTATCGAATACTGTTCTAAGATTCTCTTCACATATTTTAGGAGAACCTTTTGGTGTGAACATTACAGGCTTCCAACCAAACTCGTCTAGCCGCTCAATGATTTGTTTCGGGCTACCTAGATTAAAAGGCTTGAACTGTACAAGAGAGAACGAACCACCCACATCGTCTACGTCGATACCAGACAGTCCGACCTTGGACATATCACCTTTCTTTGTATACCGTGGGACAACTTCTCGTATAAGTTTTGCTCTAGGAAGAAAATGCTGATGCACTTCTTCTTTGATTGCTTCAGCTTTACTCTTAGTCTCAGCAAACAGAGCAACGGCTTTGCGCTTATCTACAAAGAAACCATGATTGCGTTGATTATCTATAATCTTAGCTATACGATACTCTAGCTCAACACTCTGTCTAGAAAAGTCTTTACCTTCTACTGTAAGTAAATGATACAGTTTCTCAGTAATGGACACATCCCTCTTACAGTACTTTAACATTTCTTCAGAGTATTGGCTGAAAGTATGAAATTCTATTTTATTGTGTCCTAGACGTTGCCCCCACGCATTAAGTGAGTGTCCGCCTTCACGTTCAGGATTGAACAGTCTAGACATAATCAATGTATCTTCAACATTACTTAACTTGAACTTAGTACCCCATAGTCTGTTGAGTACTGGGAAGTCAAAAGTAATACCATTATGTGCAATGAATACATCGTCTCTATGTATATAATTATTTAAACTCTTAGCATCTCTGAATACTTTGTATTCTGTATTATATATTTCTTTACATACAACACACCAAATACAAGTTGCATCTAGACTATCTGTCTCAATGTCTATTATGATCTTTCTTGACATAACTTACTCTTTATCACTAAGTAAGTAATCAATACTTGAATCCGAAGTATTGTATTTCTTTTTATTTGGAATTACTTGTGATTTATACTTGCCACTACGCATCTCTGTGACCATGTTGTTGCGTTTGAAGTCACGGCGGCGTTTACGTTCTTGCCGCTCCAAATCCTTTTGTCGTCTTTTGTAGCCCATGTCTAACCTGTTGTTTTAATTGGTGAAAATAGTCCTTGACACCGCATTTCGATCTGATATTATACGATCACGCGAACAACAGCAAGGACTTTTTTTGATGCCGTTCGAAAGCAAGGACCGGGATAAGGGAAGGAAAAAATCAAATACCTTACGAGTAGGTTGGCCTTCCGCTCCTAAAATGTTACACCAATCTAATGCTAAGTGGAAACGTCTTATCAAACACAGAGGGTTTAGTAATATGGCACCGAGACAAGAAGTTAACGAGATTTTGTCAAAAAAGAAAAACAAGATAATCGAACTTGTCGGTAATCGTGTTTTTAAAGTTGCCTTTGTTAAGAAGGACGGAAGCCTACGTGAGATGACTTGTAGATTAGACGTTAAGTCTCATTGTGGTGATGGCGAACAGACAGCAGATAAGAACAGATATCTTGTTGTGTTCGACATGAATACGGCGCGTACTGTTGACAAACAACAACGTAAGAATTGTTATCGCAACGTCAATGTTGAAACAATACAGTACGTTAAGGTAGGAGGTAAGAAGTACTCCTGATGTCAATCATACACCAACATACTCTTACCGAATATGATGTGGAACACAATCGTAATGTGTTCTATCTGTTTATTGAGAACGAAAAGAAGAAAGGTGGCGATGACATCTCTAGAATGTTACGGGATGTGCCAAACGGATTACCGATTACGTTGAAAAGGTCTGGTGGTTCTGGTATTGACTCGTACTATGATGACGATGAGTACGTTCCAATCATATATACTCTTAACGTCGATATAGATAACATCAATGGAGTGTTATTGCAAAGGGCTATCGTTGTGATACCTGACAGTACATTTCGATCAGATTATTTTAATTCTGAATTCTTTAATAGGAAGTGTCCTAAGTTCTTTGATCACTTTACAGTAAGATACGATCATCTCCGAACACACTTTGCTCCTAAAAAATTACCAAATGGATTGTTGGTGTAACATGTATCATATGAAACATTATTATTACCGTTTCATGTTTAGACTTTGTTTAATTTTATCAAAGATAATCAGTAGTCGAAGCACGTTCCTACACAATAAACATGTTGTGTTTCTGCGTAGGTGGCGAGAGCATCTCTGATGACAAAGAAACAACTAAATAAAAATTTAGTTAGGTTGGTGTGTTACAGATATGAAACTGTGCGTGACATGCTTGATGTTAATCTTACAACAGAGAAAGGTAGCAAGGTAAACAGAACTTGCTAGAATATCATGAATAGTATGAAAGTAACTGAAGGAGAAAAAGTCCTTCAAGATAAAAGCAAGTACGCTAAGTACGATGTTGACGGTGACGGTATTGTTTCGGATGAAGAGATGAAAACAATCCACGCAATCAACGAGGAATCTAAGAGTGAAACACAACAAAGAATGGCATGGGTTGCCATGATATCTATGATTGTGTTCACCATTTTGGTCTTTCTACCTATTTTTCCTGACACGCGCATAAAAGCACTTGCCGACCTGTTTGGATTATTCTATATAGGTCAAGCAGGGGTTGTCGGTGCCTATATGGGCGTCACTGCCTATATGTCAAACGGAAACAGTGGAAGGCGTTAAGAGATGAAAAGTCTGTCCGATGACTGATAACAACGTAGATCATTTGCTTGAGATACCTGAGTTTCTGCAACGTGACTATGACCCGCTCAAATGGTTAGAGAAATACTCTAAACGTAAAGACGAACCGTGGTGGATGCCCGATCTACAATCTTACAGACAAGAAGAGGTAGATCGTCAGCAACGCAAAGACGAGATTGTTCAGATAAAACAGGCTAGGTTGGAACGAAAGAAGCGAAAGAACAACATTGAAGTAATTGTACTTGAAGCTATACAGAGGAAGTACAATACGTTTGGCAAGATGATGAGTATCGTGTCAGATGTCAGTGAAGCAGAAATGCGCGGTGCAATACGTCGATTGATGAAAGACAATAAAGTTGTCAAGTTATCTCGTAGAGTGTATGGAGTTAAGTTATGATAGAAGAGTGTGTTGCTTGTCATGGTAAAGGCACTGTCCTTGTTTGGCAACAGGTACATGGTGTTAACGCTTGCGGTCCTTTTGTTGAGTATGCTGAAGTAGACACTGAGTGTAATGTATGTGACGGGGCTGGAGAGTTTGAATACATTATGATTGATGAGTCTGAAGAGGCTGAAGATACTGATGAGATTGAAGCTGAGAAGCGACACAATGAAGGTTTGAGATGGCCGCAATGATGGTGTGGAGTTAGATTGTGATAAAAGAACTGACAGTAGCTGCTTTGCTTATAGGTGTGACTCATGGTGAAGTTGAATGTCTATCTCTGAACATGTATCATGAAGCACGTAACCAAGGAACAGCTGGTTTATTAGCTGTGTCCAACGTAGTGTTGAATCGTGTGAACGATGAAAGGTTTCCTGATACTGTTTGTGGTGTAGTCAAGCAGGGTCCAACTAGACAGTCATGGCGTGAGAACGGTGGCACTATTCCAATAAAGAATAAATGTCAGTTTAGTTGGTACTGCGATGGTAAGTCGGACAAACCTAGCGATGAAGTTACATACGAACAGTTGTACGAACTGTCTATGGACTTGTTAAGTTCTGACTTCCCGTACCTTGATATAACGGACGGAGCTACACACTATCACGCTGATTACATTCTTCCTTCTTGGGCAATAACAAAGACTAGGACAGTAGAAATAGAAGATCACATATTTTATAGATGGGAAAATTAGTATGATTTATG